TAATGGTGCGAATGGTGGTGATGGGCCAGGTGTAGTATTTAGAGGACCGTGGAGTGCTGCAATAACTTATAATAGTATTAGTCAAGACCCAACACGTAGAGATGTGGTATTATATAGTGGAATTTATTACGCAACAAAAGCAAATGCAACTGCCAATTTAAATAAACAACCGGATACTCAAACTACGTTTTGGCAAGTTTTAGGTAATGGTGGTGATTCATTTTTTGTAGCAGCTGAAATGTTTATATCTAAAGAATCATATGTACAAAACACAATAAATGTTGGAACAAATGCTTCAGGTAATGCTAACATTACTATTGCAGGTGGAAGTACATCTCCATATATTTCAATTGGACAAGCAACTAAAGGATATAATAATGTAGGTGCATTTTTAGGTAGTGATGGTACAAATGGAAAACTTTCCCTAAAAAGTGCAACAAACTCTTTAACATGGGATGGGAGTGATTTAAATATAACGGGAGGTGGCACATTTACCGGAGCATTAAGTGGTGGTACAATTTCAATTGGTAGTGGTAATAGTATTTTTAAAGCAGATAGTAATGGTATTTATTTGGGTAATGCAACATTTGCTTCTGCTCCTTTTAGAGTTACTCCTGCAGGAGCTCTAACTGCATCTTCTGCCAATATTACGGGAGTAATTAACGCAACATCGGGTGTTTTTTCCGGCCCTATCACATCAACCGCAACAATAACTGGCGGTACTATTAGTGGTGGTACTATAAGCGGTGGTACAATTGCAATTGGTGCTAATTTTTCAGTAGATAATTCAGGAAACATGGTTGCAAATAACGCATCTATGACTGGACAAGTTACTGCTACGGGAGGTTCAATTGGTGGATGGACTATTAATGGTACTCAATTAATTGGAAGTGGTTCTGCTGGTAGAATTATATTAGACCCAGCTATACCATCTGTGAAATTTAATAATGTAGCTGGTGCAACAAAATTAACAATAAGGACAGGTCAGCTAACATATTTAGGAGGAAATCAAGTAAGTATTTCAATGCCATCTCAAACAACCGGCCCCGGTACTTTTTATACAAGTGTGTATAGTGAAACAGTTGGTACTATGCAAACTATATATATACCAGATGCGGGTAACTACATTGGTACTCCGTCATTTTCTGGAAATGGCTCTAACTTATATTATACAAGCCCAACTTTTAATGGATATTTTTCTGTTAATTTTTGGATTGAGATTAAAGATGGACCTACATATGCAACTGCAGCTACTGTTGGATATATAAGTGTTGGTGGTGATACAACATATGGTGTCCCGAATGAAACGGGAGTTATGGGATTATATCCATACGTTACAACATTATCATTTCCTACTTCTGGTAATTTTTACTTATTTCCTGTAAGGGCAATCACAGGTAATTTTACAAGTGGATATGTACAACTCGCCGGCGGTGGTTATACGGGAGGAAGTAGTAATTTTAACCCTGAAGTGGATTTTGGTGAATTAACAGAGTATGGTTTACAAGTTGCAACATCTGCTACACAATATGCAAAAATAGCTAGAAATAGTTCATATGCATTTGAAGCTTTAGGGAGTATATCTGTAACATCTCCATCCGGCCAATTCTCATACTTTAATGGAGTAATACATCCAATGGTTGGTAATACAAACGATTTAGGTTCAACCGGAAATAGATGGAGAACTGTTTGGACTAATAATGCATTAAATAGTACATCAGATGAAAGATTGAAAAATTCAATTGAAGATACTGATTTAGGATTGGAATTTGTAAATAAATTAAGACCTGTCAAATATAAAAATAATGCAGCTACATCTCCAAGATATCATTATGGATTAATTGCACAAGAAATGATAGGAACTTTAAATGATTTTAATAAAACAACATCTGATGTTGGATTTATAGCATCATCATCATTATCATATACCGAAGAAGATATCAAAGGTTGGAAAAAACGTGAAGATTGGCCGGTTTGGGAAAGTGAAATCTCAGCATCAATGCGAGGCGAATTAGGATTAGCATATACCGAATTAATATCTCCAATGATTAAAGCAATTCAACAATTATCAGCAAAAGTAGAAGAATTAGAAGTAAAAATAAGCGGTTCTATATGATAGTATTCATTACAACAGGTTACGGAAAAAATATAGTGGGAGGTTCAGATATATGGTGTAATAACTTTATGGAGAACATTTTACCATTAGTTACGGAAGATTACAAAATTGTAGTTGATGGTAGGCCATTATTGCCGGAAGAAGGGGCAATCTACACTTTTGGAAACGATGAAGAAATAGATAAGATATTAGATGAGTGTGATAAGATAGTGTTTTTACATCATTCTTACAAACCAAATCCTATAATTAAAAAGTATCTTCACAAAACTCACACAACGTTTGTTCACGCTTTTATTCCCGATATGTTAGGATTAAATTCGGAATACGAAAACCTAATGACTAAGGTTGATTGGGAATGGCAAAAAGAAATATTAGATAATTCTGATAATATTGTATGGATTGGATATGAAGATGATACTATACACAAAAGTTATCCACACGTTATTAACATTATAAATTACTATGAGTGGAAACAAAGCAACCCATTTTTAGGAATTATTACTAATAAGATAGGTTATGCAGCGAGATGTGAAACACGAAAGAATGCACATTACTTAGATTTGATACCGTCTATTATATTTTCAAATAAATACGATTATAAGCGAATGTTAGAAGGTTCTAAAATTAATTCAGAACATCATAGATTTATGGAATTTGATTACCAATTTCATAAAAAGTTTTTTCAAAGTAATTTTCAAATATTTCACGGATGTTATGAAAAAGAACCATTTGGATACGCAATTTTTGATGCAATTGATAATGGTAAAATTCCTATTATACATACCGATTGGATGAAGCACATTGATTACAAATATAGAGCAAATAGTAAAAAAAAATTTCATCAAAGATATTTAGAATTACAAGAAGATGATTTCGATACTATAAATTTAGAATTTTCTAAATTAAGAGATGGGTTAACTAAATACACTAACAAACAAAAATGGGTTACTGAAATATGGAATCTCTTATAAATTTAAATAGGGTAAATGAGTTTATTACAAATAATACACATTTAGATGAAAATGGTAATAAAATCCACACGCCTGTAAATTATCGATGGACACATGGTGCAACTGATTTACATATGGGAGATGGGTTATTAATATACTCATTTATACAATTCATTAGAGCAAAGGTATGTGTGTGTATTGGTAGTGGTGGTGGATTCATCCCACGCATAATGACTCAAGCAAGATATGATTTACATCAACAAAAGATATTTGAAGGAAACCCACAAAATGAATGGGGAGATATTGGAACTACAATAATAGTCGATGCTGCAAATGGTGTAGGTGGTAATACTGATTGGACTGAAGAGAATAGTTTTTTAAGATATAACTTTCAACCGCAAATTATTTTAGAAACTTCTGAAAGAGTATTCTATGATTATTTTGTTAGACAAGATATTAAAATAGATTATCTACATATAGATGGCGACCATTCATATGAAGGAGTTAAAAAAGATTTTGAATTATACTCAACTATAATGAGTGAAAATGGGTTAATAACAATACACGATACGGATAAATCCTATCACGATACATTAGTAGTTGCAGAAGGAGCTAAGAAAGATTTTGTACCATTTGATGGGCCTGCAAAATTTGTAAATGAATTAAAAAATAATAGTGAATGGGATTTGGTAAATCTAAAAAATTTCCGTAACTTTACATCAAAGGCGACTAGCACTGGCATAGTATTATTAGGAAGAAAAATAGAAAATGAATAAATTAAGATTAGTTACGGTTACCGGAAGTAGAACAACTACTCTATACCATATGTTAAAACATTATGCTCACTTAGTAGATGAGATGTGTGTAGTTGTGTATGAGTGGGAAGGAAGTAGTACATATGATGAAGTTTCTAAAATTGTAAATCAATTTGGAAATGCTAAAATTGTTTATAGAGAAATTGCTGAAAAATTTAATTGGGAAAAGGTAACTGAATTATATAACAAAATTAAATCAGAACATCCGAATGATTGGTGGATAATTTCAGATGATGATGAATTTCATGCATACTCAAAACCATTATATGAGATAATATATGATTGCGATATAAATGGGTGGGAAATAGTTAGAGGTGGATTCATTGATAGAATTGGTAAAGGTGGTGAATTTTCAGAAATAAATCAAACCGATAATATATTTGAACAATTTCCAATGGCTGGATTTTTTAGATACCCAATGAGTGAAGCTTGTCCAAATAAAATATGTTTGGTAAAAGGATATATTGAAATTACACCGGGTCAACATTACGCCAAAGTAAATGAACATACGACTTGGAGATGGCAAGGTTGGAATCATCCACTAATTGCTCCAATTGATAAATATAATGTGCAAGTTCATCATTTCAAATGGGATAGTACCGCTGGGCAAAGAATTAGAGATGTTGCAAATATAAATAAAGAATATTCATATTCAGAAGAATATAGGATAATGTATAGGCAGTTAGCAAAATGTAGATTTAAAATAGATGTAGATAATACTGATTATATGTTTGAATATTGTCCTACTTCTAATTACGAAAACTATGAAAATTGGAAAAAATTATTCAAAAAAATACTATCAATATAGTTTGGTAATGTAAAATATATTTAGTATATTACATAAAATACATAAATTATGCCTTCAAAGAAAGAAATAACCAATACGGTTACACCCACGTTAGAACAAACTTCACCATTAAATACCGAAATGTTTGTGTTAGAACAAAAAAAAGTTAAAGCATTAGAAAAGATTGCTAACTCATTAGATGCTCTTACAGTTTGGTTTGAAGAAATTGACAAAGATGAGTGGGGTGCAAGAATACAATGGTATTTAGCAGAATTTCATAAATTAGTTCCTAAAGAAGAAATAAAAGAGGAAACTGATACCAATGCATAAACTTGGCGTAATCATTCCATATCGAAATCGTTATGAGCATCTTGAAGAGTTCAAAACAAGCATAGTTCAATATTTAGAATCTAAAAACATAAATTTTGAGATTATAATAGTTGAACAAGATGATGCAAAGTTGTTTAATAGAGGCATGCTTCTTAATATAGGATTTAAAGAAGCAAAGGAT